GAAATTCGGTCCAAGTTTGCTTACACTTGTCGTGAAGTTCGTCATTAGGAACAATAACCTTGTCCAGTTCCAGTTTGGGAATCTCTACATAGACATTCTCATAACCATTCGTATTGACGAGTTTCTTGAGTGCTTCCTCAAGAGATTCCATCGTCCGCACTTCAGGTTCTTCATTATCTTCTCCACCCAGAGGACCACTTTGAGGTTGTGGTTGATTACCCTCTTCTTGACTACCTTGATCACTTCCAGATCCATCACCACCAGACTCTTCGGGTTGGTCATTATCACCCTCTTCCTGATTCTCAAAATCATCAGGTCCAAAATCTCCACCAGAACCACTAGTTGGATTCTCGTGAGAGTCCAGATTGACTTTGGTTTCTTCGTTTTGCTTTTCTTTACAATACTTGTAGAGAACTTCAGCAGCACTCAAAACCTCTGGAAAGGTCTCGGCAGAACCGACCAAATCAACAATTTCACGTTCTTGGGGGTTGAAATCCAGTTTCAGGAAGTTTCCCACCTTGAAATAAAGATTTACCTTGTCGGCAAGATTGAAGGTATCAAGGTCTTCATCGGCAATAGAGAAGAAATCTTGGTCGTTCAGTTCCTTATAACCTTTGTAGAAGGTCTTGGCGAGACCAGGATAACGACGTTTCATCAGTTTCTCAATACGTGCGTCTTCCACGATATTCACGAATTGTGGAGGAACCTCATGATTCTCGGTCCAATCCTCATCAGGAGTTTCCAGAGCGTGTCCGACTTCGTGCCCGACCAGAAGGTCATAAACGGTGCTGCTGGCACGTTCCCACATAGGAAGAGTCAACACACGAGTATGAACGTTGAAACAGGCAGTCTCCACTTTCTTGTGCTCAACCACAAGGTCTTCAGTGGCAAGAAGTTTAGCAAGTTGGGACTTGATTACGTGATTGACGGTCATAGGTTTGTTTCGTATGAGACCATCATATAAAAAAAGAGGGTGGTGAGACCCTCTTGTGTGCCAGTTTGGAAAGTGGTCTATTATCCTTTATTTCTATTTCTATTATAAGTTGCTCTTACAGCATCAAAAGATACTCTATCCTTTTCTTTCTCATCATCTGGAAGATTAGAATATGGAGTATCTGCAAGTTTTTTTCTCTTTTCTTTCTTTTCTGGCGTTTGATCTGTGCTTGTTCTTGCCGTTCTTGCCCATCCCTGATGAACTGCATCAGAACCTGCTTCTCTTGAGGTTCCACTTCCACTTCTTTCACCTCTTCTAATCGCACGAAGAGCAGCAGCAGCAGAAGCACGATTTGCTGCTCTACCAAAAGAACGCTTATCTCCTTTCGCTCTACCATAACCATATCTCGCATCTAATGCGGCATCAGATGCTTTTTCATATTCACTATCTTCCTTTTCCATAATACTCTGCCTCCACTCTTCACTCATATTCGCCATAATTACAAGTGCTGCCTCATTTGTATCGGCATATCCTTCAGCAACTAGGTGCTCAAGGATGGTGTCAAAGAGATCGATTTCTACTTCTTCGGGACGATAACCTCCACTTGTTGCCGTAGGTGTTCTTCTACCCTTATTAACAGGTCCAATAACTTTACCGATTGCCTGAACCACTGGATTTTTAGCAGCAGCATCTAATGCTTTACCTACTTTTTGCTGAAGATCCGATTCATCAAGAGATTGAACTTCTTCAGAAGTAATTGAAGAAGACTCGCAAACTTGCTGATAGGCTTCATAAAGACCGATGATTTCTTGATCTCTCATTTTTTTGTAAATACTTTCCTATTTTTTATTTAGTATTCATAGTAATCCCATCGAGATGATCCACTTCGTGTTGAATCACTCGTGAAGTAAGACCAGAATAAGTATTGATACAAGGCATTCCTTTGGTATTACGATACTTGACTTTGACGGTTTCGGGTCTTGTGATTTGTAGGTATTCTCCAGGAATACTCAAGCATCCCTCTTCCATATCACAACTTTGATCTGAAAACTCTAGAATCTCTGGATTGATCATTACGACTGGATTATCATCAATCAATACGACAATAATTCGTTTCAATACTCCAACTTGATTTGCGGCAAGTCCAATACCTTTATTTTCAAGCATCGCACTTACCATAGAAGCACAAAGAGTTCTTACAGTATCATCTACACGATCAACTCTTTTTGCTTTTTGAGTCAGGACTTTATCCCCCAGAGTTCTGATAGTAAGCATGTGTATCTCTCGCTACTATACCATATATAGCGCACTAAAAGAAGAAGCGTCCCCGTGCTGGAGACGCTTCTTGAGTGCTTGGCGACGTGCCTTCGCTTGTCGGAGTGCTTGCGGTTTCAGTTTCCGCTTTTGCTCCTTTTTAGAGTGGTGGTAGCGGTTAGGGACTTGCATTGGTCTTGTGCTTATGAGGACAGATTACTATCTATATTTACAGAAGTCAAGGAGTCCAGTTGAGAAAGTGTCCTATTCTTACTCCTATTAAGAGCCGCTTGGCGAATTTTTTCTTTAGTTTCTGGTGAATGAGTTTTACCTTTCATGGGATTATTTTCACTCATTTTTAAACTCATACTCTTTTTAAACTCATCACTTTGAGTTTTACCATACATTCCATTTTTTTCTCCAGAATTTTTTCTTCTGAGATCACCTTTCATTTTTTCAATAGTTTCTTGGGAATGTTTTTTTCCCAACATAGGTGGTGTCTTTTCTTTTAATTTTTTTATAGTTTCTAGCGAGTGTTTCCAACCAGAATTTATAGTCATTCCCCCACCACCAGGAGAAACATTTAATAAGTTAGAATTTTCAGAAATATATTTTATTTCCAAATTTTCAATGTAAGAAGCATCTTCACTTTGTTCTAAAATAGATAATTCAAAATTTTCAATTCCATATTTTCTAATAGAGTTATAAAATTTAGGACAATCATTTTTCTTTTTTTCAGTTTTGCAAGCATACTGATGCTTTTTCCATCTCTCTTCAGGTTTAAGAGAAGTTATACCAATGTATTTTTGCCCAGTAATTTTATTTTCAATACAATAAAGAGAATACACCGAACTAAATGAGAACTGAACTATAATTATTTATAAAATATCAGAATTCAGTTTTATAAGAGAACCCGTGTTTCTTCTCAAATTTGATGGTTGCATCAAACTTATCTTGCAGGTCAGATTTATGTGAAATTACAAATACATTAGTATCTTTCACAACATACCTAATAATCTTGAGAAATTCATCAGCACCAAATCCGTCAAGAGAAGAGTCAAAAACTTCATCAAACAAAAGAATATTACAATTCACAGAATTTTTGACTCTTGCGATTTCACGCCAGGCAAATAATAAACTCAAATCAATTCTTGCTTTTTCGCCTTCGGAAAACGAGGAATAAGAGAAGTCTTCGTGAATAGGAGATTTAACATGCTCATTAAATTCAGAATCTAATTCAAAATTAATATAAAAGTCCATCATCTGAAGATAACGATTCACCTGCTGATTTATGAACGGAAGATACTTTTTGATTATCTTCGTTTTTACACCATCATCCTTGAGTAAGGAGTAGGCAAAATCGTAATAAACGATTTCTTCTTTTTTCTTTGAAAGGTCTTCGAATGTTTGTTGGAGATTGGTTTGAAATTCTTCTAACTTCTCATGTTCAGTATTTCTGTTTGCAAGGTTTTTGGTAATAGTTTGAATTTCAGATTCAAGGTCTCGGATTTGTCTCTGATTGAGGGAAATCCGAGTATTGTTTTGAGAAATCTCATGGTTGAGTTTCGTAATCTCCTTGGATAGAACTGTGAATTGACGCTCTCGTTCCTGTTCTAACTTTATAGTCTCCTCTAGTTCTTGAAAACCTTTCTGGAGTTCCTTTGCTTTATTTTGAGCGTCTGCTATTCTATTTACACGAAACTCTTCTTCTATAGTTTGGGTACAGGTTGGGCATACCGTATTTTCAGTAAAAAACTTATGCTCTTTGGTAATCACCGATACCTTCTGGGAGATTTTACCTTTGAGATTGTTTAGTTTTACTAACTTTTCACTAGCACCAACAACTTCATCTTGTTCTTTAGTATAAGAAAAAATCTGCTCTTCAATCTTGGCACTCTCCGTCATATAAACACCAACTTCAGCGTCTAACTTGGTAATCTTTTCTTTATTGGCGTTTATGTTGGCATTTCCACGGTTCTCAAGTTCTTCGATAAAGTTTTTTTGCATTGTAACTTTATCTTTGAATGATTCTTTCTTGAGTTCCAAAGTACGAATACTATCTTTTTCTGCACGAATTTTTTCTTTGATGAGATTATTCATCGCTGAAAAAATACGAATATCCAAAAGATCTTCAATCACCTCACGCCGATTAGCAGTAGTTAACTGCATAAAAGGAACAAAGGTACTACTGCCTAAAACGACAATTTGAGTAAAGGACTTGTAATTTACTTTCAAAATATTTTCTTCTAGAATTTTCTGATTTGCCCTATCATCAGATTCTTTATGAAGAGGAACCCCATTCACTTCAATATCAAAAACACCTGGTTTGATTCCGCGACGAACCAAGTAATCACGGTTATTGATTGAAAATTCAATTTCAACTAAACAATCCTTCTCATTTGTTGTATTGATGAGTTGGGGTTTATTGATTTTTCTAAATGGTTTATTGAACAGCACAAAAGTAAGAGCATCCAGAACAGTAGACTTACCTGCCCCATTTGTCCCAATAATCAAATTTGTATGATGTTGCTGAAAATCAATTTCCGTAAACTGATTACCAGTAGAAAGAAAATTCTTCCAACGAATTTTTTTGAAAACAATCATAATTTAGGTGGTATTACAATATCGTTAGGAGTAACTACTGCGTATTTGTAATTATAAGCTTTACACGTCTTTATTGCAAGTTCATCATCAACTTCTATAACTTCCATTTCTTTTTCATAATCTTCATCATCTTCAAGCATCAGTGCATATCGAATAGCATCATCCTCATCCTCAAAAAAGAAAAGAACCTTTTCCCCGTACTTATCACTTACGGCATATGCTCC